GTCATACTCTTGAAGTAACAGGTTCATACTGTTGACTTCGTTTGTGTTAGTGTAATATGTACAATGGTTACCGACCAGAGCATGATATTCGATACCACGTTTTGCTAATTGATCAAACCAATATTCCTTACCACGTTTAAGCGATACATAGTTAATAAACTTACGACGATCAAATGTATCACCAAGATCGAATACAGTAGTAATACCATGTTCATCTAAATACGGGAAAAAACATTCTAAAAAGAATTTTTCTTGATGATCTGCAAATACCTTAGAGTCACCACGTACTCCAATATGCATATCAGTTACAATTGCTATTTTCATTTACCAGAATCCTAATGTTCGGCCATTGCCGGTGATAATCATACAACATGTTACTACATGCAATACAATCCAAAATGTTCTAAACCATAAAGCTCTTTTAACATCTCGTTGAGAAATTGGCAAGAACTCTGGTTTATCATCATCGGTAATTCCGATTGGCATACCAACAGTTCTTGCCCACCATTTTAAAAAGCGTCGTTGACCGCTCACTTTTTCTTCTCTTTATCTCGTTGAATTTTATCTTCAAAATCTTGAATGAAATCGTTCATATAATCTGCAGTAGTATTTAACTGCAAGTTGAGATCTTCGCCAGTGTATGTTTCACCGGCTGCAATCATTGCTTGAGATGATTTGAAACGAATGTACATTTGCTTCTTTTCTTTTTGAATACGTCGTAGAAATGCGTACCAAATAATTTGAGTAAAGTATGCAAATGGATTTTGTGATTTTTCTGGATTGAAGTTGTTGATATACAAAAGGCAGTTTTCAATACCGTCTGAGATCATGTCTTCCTTATAGGAATATCCTGAAAAATTTGGTTTTGTCGCCAGCCTTGTTGCAATCTGATAGATACATGTACCAATGTAGTCGGGTACGCGGGGTCTGTCCTCGCCCGCATCCTCTGCTTCTCTACAATCCTTTTGGTATGCGATCAGTGCAGCAAGAAGGTCGGCATTGTTGACATAGTTGCGTGTCTTGCGTTTTGCCATTGTGGTCCTCCTTACAGTGTGTTCTATTTAAATATATACTATCTTGAAGAAATGTCAACTGTTAATTTTTCTAGTGTCAATGAAAAAACTTGTTGACAGACATTCCAAAGCTGTGTATAATTCGATTTATCGACAACAAAACAATATTATATTCCTACAGTGTATACCTTAAAGGCAAACTGTTCTCTTCCATAGATTTCTATACGCTTCCGGAAGTGGCTCAACGTATAGTTAGTAAAAGAGCCTTGACTCAAATCATCTGTAATATCATATAGAGTTGCCTTATCGGCGTCGTTGCCCTTTCGCAGGGCACGACCAATTGATTGCAATACTTTGATTTCAGACTTAGAACCAGAAGCAAATATTACGTTATCAAGTTTCTTAAGGTTCACACCAGTCGAAAAAACTCCATACGAAGCCAAGATGTTATGTTGTTTCACTGGATCATTTTCAATCAAATGCCGAATGCGTTCACGCTCTTCACCTTTGGTGGAGCCATATATGAAATGCAATTGTCTATCTTCTTTTTCAAGCATTGGTGCAAGAATTTTACCATGCTTTTCAACAAGATCAAACAAAACCAAATTGTTTTGTCCTTCGAGAGACCATAATAAGTTTCGAATGAAAATGTTTCTTTTATGATTGTTTACGATAAATTCGCGTTCAGCGGGATATCGCTTACCTGGCTCTTTAATAGTCTTGAAAGCCTTAATAAAATCTTTACGCTGCTGTTCTTCATATGATAATACAATTGCTTTGATATTGAAATCTGCAACTGTACCTTGGTCCATCAAATCTTTTGTTGATACGTGTTTACGTACAGATCCAAAACAACCTTCTAATACTAGACGATGAGTCTTACTTTCTTCTGATTTTAAAGTACCGGTAAAGCCATGTCGATAGTAACACTGGTCTAAACCTTCCATAATCTTTTGAAGAGATTTAGCCTGGAAGTTATGAGCTTCGTCTCCAAGTACTACGTTGAATTGTCCAAACCAATCTTTTGGAAGTTTGATTAACGATTGCCATGTTGAGACAACAATCGGAGCATCTGTATTCTTATCGACACCACCTTGGATTTTATATATAAGGTCTTTGTCACATCCGTAGTCTTCAAAGTCTCCAGCCATTTGATGTACCAGAGATATCGTTGGTACAATAATAAGTGTTCTATGCCCATATGTTTGTAAATAATGCTGTGTGATTAGATATATGATTAACGATTTACCAGAGCTAGTTGGAGATAGAGATAGCGATCTTGAATCCCTAATTGCATCAACGACGTATTGGTTTTGGTAATCTCTTGGTTCAAATTTACAATTGATTTCTTTTGCAATTTGATAGCCGTAATCGTCTGGAATTTCTTCTGCTACGAATAAACGATCGGGCGCTTTTAAATCATAACCTCGATCTTCACAGAATTTAACAAGCTTAGAAAATAGACCAACATACAACTTTGGGCGTAATGCTTGAAATAAACGAATCCAACCATCCCAAACACGATTTTTGTAGCTTGGGTTAAACTGGTAGCCGGAAGGTTGGAACTTAAAGTAATCTTCGAGTTCCATGCGAATACCAGAGTCAGCATTTACTTTTAGGTAAACTGCATTAATAATTTCAACGCTGACTGTATCCATAATCTAGTATTCTCCGTGCTGGAACTTCAAAATGTCCACCATATTTTTAATGACGAAATTTCTGCTGTGTATTGTTTTGATGATGTCTTCGAGATAGTTTGCTCGAGTAGAATGATAATCAATCTTTAAACTTAAGTTAATAATATCTCGATCCGATTGAATATATTTATCTATATCTTGACGAATGACTTTTTTCTGGAATGGGCGCCATCCATGCTCTTTCAGATCTTCTTCAGCCATAGATCCATCGATCCATTCGCGCTTTGCCATCTCAAGTTCCTTATAATCATAACGAAGCTTCTTGACTTTCAAAGCCTCCTTATAATATAAGGTGTAATACTTGTTATGTAGTTCTGGAATTTTCTTTGACTCGCCGACTAAGTTTGACTCGTCGATCTTGCAGTCTTTTGCCCAAATTTCACTAATGTCATCAGTACTCATAATATGCCCTTCGCACAGTTGTTACATAATTATACTAACACAACTGTTTAGAAATGTCAACTATAATTTTTCGAAACGCATATTTGTGTAACGCATTGTTACGTTTACTTCTGGGTAAATTACGTCAGAGCCAGTGACATCTAAGGCCAAACCACTCAATGCAATTGGAAAGCATTCTGTAAAAGTAAATCTAATATTACCTCTACGAGCGCTATTCTCTATTAATATAGATATATCAGACACTACGCCGTAATCTCCTTCTTGAAGATCTTTCCGTTGATCTGATTTCTCTGGCGATCCCATACCTTCCATCCAAGATAGGATTTCACCGTAATTGTTCATATCCTCATCAACAATAAAGCTCAAATCCAATTCAGCGTATTCTATACGGGACGGAGTTTTGTAAATACGATGGATGGGAGATAGCTGTTCTGGCGCGACCATGCTTAAGCCAGGAATATTAGCTCGTTGAGTAAAGAATTCAACGTTTGGCATTCTATCTACGATGACCTTGAATGAGATCGGAGACAAATAATTTGTAATCATTTCAAATTTCCTATTGACATTTCTGAAATCTATGATAGTATTTATAAATAGCCAGCAACAACCGAAAGGTAAATATATATGGTAACAGATGATTACCGATGTTACATGTGGGACGACCCGTGTGACGATTGTTCTTATTGGATTGGAAAAATCTAGTTGACAATCATCTAATTATGTGGTAGTATGACTAAGTAATGTTCTCAGTGGAGAAAAATTTTGACTGAACAATTTAAAATTCTTACAGCCCGCCAACACGTCAGAGAGCGTATTGGTATGTATATGGGTTCTTCTGCTCAAGAAGAAGTCGAGCGCTTTGTGATGGGTAAATGGACAACTGCGAAGTATGTTCCTGCTTTATCAAAGATGATTGACGAAATTCTTGACAACTCGATTGATGAAGCAATTCGTACTAACTTCGAATATGCAAACAAAATCAACGTGTCTATAGATAATAATAAGGTGACGATCACGGACAACGGTCGTGGTATTCCACAAGAACTTGTCTATGACGAAACCACTGATAGCAAGATTGCTCGAGCTACTGCAGCATGGTCTCGTGTAAATGCCGGCACATCATTTGATGATAATCGAGTAACCATTGGTACGAATGGTGTTGGCTCAGCAGCTACAAACTTTCTTTCTTCTAAGTTTGTTGGTAAGACTTGGTCCAATGGTAATATGCTTACTGTCGAATGTAAGAATGGTGCTGAAGAAGTTCGTGAAAAGAACACGCCAAAAGATGGCAATGGCACTGAAGTTTGGTTCACTCCAGATTTTGAATTGTTTGAAGTCGACAGTCTTCAAGAACTCGATACAATAGCACTTGTTGAAGATCGTTTAACTTCACTTCAAATGGCGTTTCCAGAGATTGCATTCTCTTTTAATAAGCGTCGTGTTAAAGTCAACAACATGAAAAAATATTCTGAGTTGTTTGGTGAAGAAGCAATCCTTGAAAAGACAGAGGATCTTTCTTTCTTTATCACGACATCAGAAGACGGATTCCGTACGAACTCCTTTGTTAATGGCGTGAATACTCGTCAAGGTGGTTCATATGTCGACTTCATTGTGAATGGTATTGTTGATGAATTGGTAACTATGATTAAGCGTAAGCATAAAATCGAAGTTGTCAAGTCGACAATTAAGAACGGCCTCACGTTCGTCATGTTCGCTAAAAACTTCACTAATCCCAAATTTGATTCACAGACAAAAGAACGTCTTACGAATCCTATGGGTAATGTGAAGGAACATGCAATTGCCTCTGGCATTCGTGATGCCGATTTCTTAGCTCGTAAAATTCTCAATACTCCATCTATTATTGATCCGATTATTGAAGCTCAATTAGCTAAGAAACTTGCTGCCGATCGTCGAGCTGCTACTCTTGCTCAAAAGAAATTGCGTAAGGTTAAAGTGGCAAAACACATTGCAGCAAATAAAGACGATGCTACACTCAAGATTGTAGAGGGTGATTCAGCTATGGGTTTCCTGCTGAAGGTACGTGATCCTAATAAGGTGGGTGCTTACCCATTACGTGGTGTTATCATGAACACATGGGACATGAAACCTGCTGACGTCTTGAAAAACAAAGAATTGTCTGAATTGATTTCAGTTCTTGGGTTAGATATCACAAATCCAAATTCAGTCGACAATATGACATATGAACATATTGCAACACTAACAGATGCTGACCACGACGGTATTGGCCATATTAGCCCATTGCTTATCGCATTCTTCTATAAGTTCTGGCCACGACTTCTTCTTGAAAAGAAAGTTAAAATCACTCGTACACCAATTATGATTTCCACTAAAGGAAAAGATGTCAAGTGGTTCTATACATATGAAGAAGCATCTGAGTTTAAATCAAATAATGGCGGATGGAAACACCGCTATATTAAAGGACTTGGTTCGCTTACAGAGGAAGAATATTCTGTAATTATCAATGAGCCAACTTACGATACTGTAACAGTCGATGACGCCAGTATCTTCCAAATGATGTTTGGAAAAGATTCACAATTACGTAAAAACTACATGTTCCAATAAGGAGAATAATAAATGGCACTAGATCAAGATGTAATGATTAAAGCACTTCGTGCACATGCTCATGGCCACATCCAAAAGCATAAGATGAATGTCGAGGTATATCTCAATAACCCAGCTGGCATTGGTGAACACCCTGATGTCTTCGAAGCTATGGAACAAGAACTACTTGAGATCGCTAAGTATGACGATGTTTTAGAGATGTTGGATAAATATTTTAGTTGACAACATAAAAAATTTGGTATAGTATAGTTATATCAAATGAAAAGGAAAAAGCTATGAACGAGCAAGATCAACTTGAAGTAAAAAAAGCCGGTGCACTAGCGTTAGACATTCTACAAAACCAATTGCACCTTCCTCTAGATAATGGTAAGATCAATGAAGAAAAAATCAACGACCATATCGTTATCGCCATGTATTCAGGTGATCTTGGTCCAATTACTCAAGGTGTAATTGATTTAGCTATAAGTAGTGTACAAGAAATGGTTGACATTCACAATAAGCTGTGATAGAATAGTTCTATAAATTGAAAAAGGTTTGCTATGAGCGTACTTGAGTTTGCTGTTGATAACAGCACCAACGATTATCCAATTTCTAAGGTAGCCAAAAACGAATGGCTATCCTTTGCAATGTACACTGTGGAATCTCGTGCGATTCCTAACATGATAGATGGTCTTAAACCTGTCCAAAGATTTTACCTTTATAGTTCTATATTGAACTCTAAGCGTGATTTCAAAAAGGTTTCTGCTGTGGCTGGTATCATTTCTGATTATGGATACAACCACGGTGAAGGATCCGCTGCAGGGGCGGGGCAACTGATGGCCGCAACGTGGAATAACAATGTCTGCCTAGTCGAAGGGAGGGGTTCATTCGGAACTCGACTAGTACAAGAAGCAGGTGCACCACGTTATGTTTATACGCGCCTCCACGAAAACTTTGATAAGTATATTCGTGATGTTGACCTCGCCCCTGCACACGAGGATCCTGAGCATGAGCCACCAGCATTCTATCTTCCAGTTATTCCTTTGGTTTTAGCAAATGGAACTAAAGGTATTGCTACTGGATTCGCTACAAACATCCTTCCACGGTCCGTAGAAGACCTCTCTCGCCTCGTTCGTGAATACTTGTCGGATGGTAATATAACCAGCAAGGCTCCAGTGACCTTTCCAGAGTTTAAAGGACGAGTCGACTATGATTCTGAAGAGGATCGCCATATTGTTTATGGTAAATATCATAAAACAAGCAAAACAGTAATGATGATTACCGAAGTTCCATATGGATATGATCGTGAATCATATGTTAAGATCCTTGATAAACTTGAAGATGATGGTGACATTGTTTCATACGAAGATCTTTGTGATAAGACCGGTTTCTCATTTGAAATCAAATTGAAGCAAAATACTTCAGCCAATTGGAATGACGCTAAAATCATTTCGAAATTCAAGTTGAGTAAGCCATTAAGTGAAAATCTTACAGTGATTGGACCTGATGGTAAACTACGTGAATACAACGACGAACGAGATCTGGTTAAAGATTTTTGCGATTATCGCCTTGGCGTACTACAGCAACGCATTGAAAGACGTCAAGCTGAAGCCATTGAAGAAGTTCGTTGGTTGGATGTTAAACGTCAATTTATTGGCGCAGTCCTTGAAGATAACATCATCTTTAAGAATCGTAAGAAAGCTGATGTTGGTAAACAAATCCTTGAAGTAACCGATGCTATGGAATCAGATATTGATCGCTTATTGCGCATTAACATCATGAGCCTTACAGATGAAATGGTAAAGGAACTACAAAGGGAAATTAAATCAGCTCAAGCAGAATTAAAGTTTTGGAATAAAGAAACACCGAAAAGCCAGTTTGAAAGTGACTTAGAAGGTATAGCCTAATGGGAAGATATTTTAATCGGGTTTGTATTCAGTTATCAATCTTATTTAATGTTATCCTTGGTGGTAAATTAAATCAAACGATTTCGGCAACTCAACACCAACGTAAAAGAGATGGTAAAGTAAATTTTACATGGTTGATTGATAAGATTTTCTTTTGGGAAGTTGAACATTGTATGGAAGCTTGGTTAAAATGGAAAATGATTCATGCTGCTATTAATAAAAGTACTAAAGTAGACGGATGGAAAGATGGACATTGAAGTCACCGGTTTAGATCCAGTACTCACTGAGCAATTTGTAAAATTCTGTTGTAAACAACTCAATATATCACCACCTAAAATTTTTGTAGAAGGGTGGGATTCACCGTTATTCAATAAAGCAAATGGTCTATGTTATGAAGTAGAACATAACTATGAATATCTTATTATGGTTTATGTTACTGATCGTAATATCACTGAGATATATAATACTATAGCTCATGAACTCATTCACGTAGAGCAGTTTTTGAATAAAGAACTTAATAATCATATTAAAAGAGAAAAACCGATTTACTCTGAACGTTGGTGGGAAAAAGAAGCAAGCATAAAAAGTTTAGATTTAGTGAAAAAATATGTTGACATTTTGCATGCAATGGTGTAGTATATAAAAGTAAGTTAAAAAGGAAATCAATATGACTATTGTGACATCAGCAGCATTCATTTCCACAATCTGTGGTGGTGTAATTGGATATATTATTGGCTATCGCCACGGGCATCAAGATACAGAAAAGGCATATAAAGATGTTTACGAAATTAAAGATTGGAGCTAGTTTAGTAGCTTTAGTACTTGCTTCTTCAGCGCATGCGAACGAGCGAGTAACCGACGTAAAAGTCTTCGATCATACACGGATTGTGAATAAAGAATTTCCAGTAAACCGTACGGTATGTAAAGATGTAAAACAACCAGTTTATGGTAATGTTCAGAAACAAGGTGATGCTGCCGGTGGCGCACTTGCTGGTATGATTATTGGTGGTTTACTTGGTAAAGGTGTCACCGGTAAAGACGACGGTGCCGCAGCAGGTGCAGTCATCGGTGGTTTAATCGGAGCTGATAAAGGCTCTAAATCAAAGACTGAAAGAGAAGTAATTGGATATGAGTATGTAACTCAATGCAATGATGTTACTGAATACGTAACTGAAAAAGTAGAAGTATACAGCCACTCAACAATTCGATTTTATTTAAACGGACGTCGGTACGTTTTAGAATTTAAGAAATAAAAAGTTAATGCGTCCGTAGCTCAGTTGGATAGAGCACGTGCCTTCTAAGCATGGGGTCGAGGGTTCGAATCCTTCCGGGCGCGCCAATATTATTGAGGATTGATAATGAAAGTAAATGAAGTCGTAACTGTACTCAGTTCCCTTGGTACAGAATATGTGGGCAAATTTAAAGCAATGGATAAAGATGGTATTATACTTGAAGATCCAAAATTGATTTCAATGTCCGAACAAGGAATGGGTTTTGCTGGAGGCATTGCTATGACAGGAAATCCAGATCCAAAACAAGTCCTCATTAATCTCAGTCAAATTGTATTTGTGACTGAAACAAACGAAGCCGTTGTAAAGGCTTACCGTCAAGCGACATCAGGTTTAATTACCTAACAGATTAAGCTCGCATGATGGAATTGGTAGACATACAAGACTTAAAATCTTGAGGCTTTAAGCCGTCCCGGTTCGAGTCCGGGTGCGAGTACCAATGCAGCCAACGCAATAAGGGAGCATCCACTTTTAAAAGGAGAGCGCCATGTTTGCG